ACGAGAGAGATGGTTCTCTCATGCTGAATGTCAATATAAGCGATTTTAAGGCGTTTTTAGATGGTTTGCCTAACAAAGATGGGTGGGTAAAGCTGAGGATATTTGAACGCGAAAAAAAGGATGAGAAAGGCTTTACGCACAATATGGAGGTGATACATCAACATTAATACTTGTTTAACCAAAAATTACCAAATGGCAGGATGGGGTGGGCCGAGACCAGGATCAGGAAGGCCAAAGAGAAAAACAGAAGAGGAGTTGCTTGATAGGTTAAGTCCTCTTGAACCTTTGTGGTATGAAGCTATGGAAGCTAATTTGAGAAAAAAAGATATGAAGGCCGTTGATTTATATGCTAAGTATTATTTCGGCGAGCCAGTAAAAAGAGTTGAATCTAAAATTGAAGGCAGCATTAGTGGACTGACCGTTGAGGTTATAAATGGACTGAAAAATGATGAAGCCAAAGATTCAGACATCAAAGGTCTTTGACATACTGCGTACTAGTGACAAGAGGATAACTGTTATGCAAGGTGGTAGCCGTTCTGGTAAAACCTACAACATAATCCTTTGGTTTGTAGTTAAATTGCTCCAAGAGAAAGGGCAAACATTGTCCATTGTGAGGCAATCATTACCATCTATCAAGGGTTCGGTATTAAGAGATTTTATAGAGATATTATTAAAGTTGGGTATATATAGCGAGGCAAACCATAACAAGACAGAACAAACATATAATCTAAATGGTAACTTAGTTGAGTTTGTAAGCGTTGACCAACCACATAAAATACGAGGTAGAAAGAGGCAATATCTTTTCATGAACGAATGTACTGAAATGTCTTATGAGGCATGGGTGCAGCTTACAATGAGAACAGAGATCAAGATTGTTTTGGATTATAACCCATCAGATGAGTATCATTGGGTGTATGATAAAGTGATTACTCGTGATGATGCGGATTTCTACATAACTACTTATAAAGACAATCCTTTTCTTGCTAAAGATTTGATTGATGAAATTGAAAGGTTAAAAGATGCTGATGAGAATTATTGGCTTATCTATGGTCTTGGACAGAAAGGCAACCTACATGATACGATATATACACATTGGAGGTATTGTAGGGAATTGCCAGAAGGTGAGACTGTATATGGGTTGGACTTTGGTTTTAATAATCCATCAGCCATGACCAAAGTGGTTTTCCATGATGGTGCTATTTATGTTGATGAGATGTTATATGAAACAAAGCTAACCACTAATGATTTAGTTGAAAAGGTAAAGCATATTGGTATTTCTCAATATGATGAAATATTTTGTGATAGTGCAGAGCCTAAATCAATTGAGGAGTTATGTAGATCCGGGTTAAATGCTAAACCAAGTAATAAGGATGTGACAGAGGGAATTAAAAAGATAAAGAGTACACCAATGTTTATTACAGAAAGAAGTAATAATTTAGTAAAGGAATTGAGAAACTATAAATGGAAAACTGACCGTAATGGTAAAAAATTAGATGAACCCGTTAAATTTAATGATCATCTTTGTGATTCACTTAGGTACGCAGTATTTACAAAATTAAATGCGCCTCAGCTAACCTGGGGCATGATATAAAATGGGTATAATTGATAGGTTTGTTGAAGGGTATATGAAACGTAAGGGTTTAAATCCTTACCCCGTTACTCAACCAAAGATACAAGGGATTAATAGTGCCATTTTGCAACAGTATGGTGCTGATAGTTACATATCTGAAGGATATCTGAATAATAGTGATGTTTATGCTATTGTTTCTTTTTTGGCGAGGAAAGCGGCATCTATACCCTGGTATGTGTACAAGATAAAACCTGGTGATAAAGCACAAACCGCATTGCAACAATATAAACAATTGAGTAAGGGATTGCAGAATAAGGGGGCATACGAACAAGCATTAATAAGGCGTAAGAATGCTTATGAGGAGAACATGATCACAAACTCTCCTCTTGCTAAACTTTTAGAGCAACCAAACCCACAACAGGCACAAGATCAATTTTTTGAGAATTTATATGGTTATCGTATATTATCAGGAGAAGGAAATATCTATGGCAATGATGGTGGAGTTGACGGCGGGAAGTTCGTGGAACTCAACGTATTACCAACCCAGTTCTTGGACATCTACCCTGACCCTAACGATCTCTATGGTATATTAGGTTATAAGTTAATGGTTGGTGCAGGTATTGATTTAGCTAAAGATGTGGTTTGTCAGTGGAAGAGTTGGAATCCTGAGTTTAATGCAGATACGAGAACGCATTTGAGGGGATTGAGTCCACTGAGGCCAGGATGGAAGTTATTGAGGATGAGTAATAATGCGGCTGATGCAAGTGCTGCGATGACAGCTAACGGTGGTGCTAAAGGAGCAATTGTTCCAAGACCTGTAAATAATTCTATTCCATCATTGACACCAGAACAAGCGTCTTTGGTGCAGAGAATGGTAAATGATAGGGTTAACAATAAGGATCAGAAGGGAGCAATTGGAGTATTTCAAACCCCCTGGGATTACTTAAATTTTGGTTTAAGTAGTGTTGACATGGAATTGGTAAAGACTATGCAAATGACATTGCATCAATGGTGTAGGTTGTTTGGTTTGCCAGTGGTATTGTTTGATACCGATAGCAGTTCTTATAATAACTATTCAAATGCTATGAGGGATTTGATTACCAATACCATCATGCCTTTGAATTGTCAGTTAAGGGATGAATTGAATAAGTGGTTAGTTCCAAGATTTGGTGAAAATGTTTACATTGACTTTGATATATCTGCTTTACCAGAGATGCAGAAAGACATGGAGCAAATGGTTAATCAATTGAGGATGGCCGATTGGTTGACATTTGATGAAAAGAGAAGTGCAATGAATTACGAGGAGTTGGGCGCTGCTTATGCGTTTAGCTATGTGAATCAAGGTTTATTGCCTTTGGAACAGGTAACAATGGATTTAACCGTAAGTAATGACTCAACAGGAAATATGGCAAATGGTGATAGCCAAGTATCCTAAGACTCAAAGCGAAAGAACTTGTTTGATAGAGAAAAGGATGATGGATGCGGTGAGGGAAGGATATAGAAAACGACTTGAAAATGAATGGAAAGCAAAGGAGGGAATATTGGAGAAAGGTAGAGATTCTGAGGGCGCAATTGGATAAAAAGTATTTCAATGCGACTAAGGACTCAATACTCAAACAATTCAAACGCTTTGCTAAGGATATTGAGATTTATGGTGTTGATGCGGCGAGAACGAGGTTAGGATTGGATTTGTGGGAGAAGGAGTTGATTAAGGTCTTTGAGGATTTATATAAGGAGGCGGCCGTTTTATTTGGTAATGCTACATATAGAGCATTGAAGATAGAGGCTAATAGAAAGGGTGAGACATTTGGATTTAATAGAGAATGGACAAATGCATTGCTTGACTTTCTGATGAAGCAAGGCTTTGTATTGGTAGCAGATATAACAAAGACAACTAAGGACAAACTTTTAGCTATTGTAAGTAAAGCAGTTGAAGATGGGTTAGGTGTTGATGAGATTGTTAAATTGATCTTGAGTGATGAGCAGTTATCTTATGCAGCATTTAGGGCGCGTAGGATAGTAAGAACGGAGGTAATGAGGGCATCTAATATGGCAGCAATGAAAGGGGCGGAGGCTCATAGCTTTGAGGTAGATAAGATTTGGATAAGTGCGCGAGATAGTAGAACAAGAAGGATTCCAGAAGATGAGTTTGATCATTGGGAGATGGATGGTGTGGTAGTACCATATAAAGAGCCTTTCACCTCAACTGGTAAGAAGGGTGAGCCTGTAGTAGCCATGCAACCTGGAGATTTAAGCGCACCTGCAGGATTTACTATTAACTGTAGATGTACGGTTGGATTCATACCTAAGAGGGATGCGAATGGAAACCTTATTTTTAAACCAAAGCTAAGTGCAGCAACAATAAATTAATTATGCCAGTATATTATTGCGAAAGTAATGGTAAATATAGGATTGGTGAAGGCGAATGTATGTATGAAAGTGAAGAAAGCGCAAATAGAGCCTATGTTGCTTATTTAGCACAAGAGGAAAATAAAAAGAATGAAAACAAGAAAAATATGATATACGTTTATAAAAACCAAAGCCTTGAAGTTAAAGATGTTGATTCTAAGCAAGGCATAGTTACTGGTTATTTTAGTGCTTTCGGTATGGTTGATAGTGATGGAGATATTATAATGCCAGGAGCATTTAAAAGGTCTATCCAAGATTGGGGAGTAGAAGGAAAGCAAAGGATTAAGCATTTGCTTAACCATGATCCATCTAAACCATTAGGTAAGTTAACTACCTTGAAAGAGGATGGGTATGGCCTTTACTATGAGTCAAAGGTTGGTACTCATCAACTCGGTAAGGATTTTGTAAAGATGGTAGAAAGTGGACTTATTACTGAGCATTCCATAGGTTTTAGGACTTTGAGGGAGCAAAAGAACGACACTGCTAATGAGATTCACGAGGTTATGCTTTTTGAGGGTTCAAGCCTAACCGCTTGGGGCGCAAATGAGCATACTCCTATGCTTGGGATTAAGTCAATAAAAAATATTGATGAGATTAAGGAACAAATACGTACATTTGAGAAGTTTATACGTAATAGTGATGTTACGGATGACACGATAGAACTTTGTCTAATTAAGGTTAGGCAACTGGCACAAGCCGTAGAGCAAATGAGTAGCACGAAGGTTACTGATGAAGAGCCTGAGCAGCAAAAAGGAGAGGAAATGGTTGATGTGTCCTCACTCATATCAATAATCAATAAAATTTAAAGTAAAATGGAAAATTTGAAACAATTTGAAGATGCTTTGGCATCTAAACTCGCCGAGCAAAAGGCTGAGGTAAATGCAGCTACTGAGAAGGCTGCTAAAGTGTTTGAGTCACGCGTTGAGCAAATTAACGAAGAGTTAGTTAAGGCTAACAAAACCGCCGCTGAGGCTGTAGCTGAAGTAAAAGAGGCTAAGGCCGCTTTCGGTAAGCTCAAAGCTAAAGAAGAGAAAAAGGTAGCAGTTTCTTATGCTGACCACATTTTTGCTATTAAGAATGAAATTGGTGCAGCCATTGAGAAAGGCTGGAATGAAATTAAGGCCGCTGCTCGTAGTAATGGTAAAGGATTTTCTTTTGAGATGGATCTGAAAACAGTAGGTGTAATGACCATTTCAAATAACCTTACTGGTTCAGTTTATACCTCTTATGTTGACAACCCAGCTCTTCGTAGCTTTGTTAATCCACATTTGAGAAGTGTATTTAATATTATCCCAGTATCAACTGGCTCTGTATCATTCCCTCGTGGAAATACTCCAGTTGGTGAGGGTTCTTTCGGTAAGCAAACTGAAGGATCTGCTAAGCCTCAGGTTGATTACGATGTAACTGTAGTAAATACAGCTTTGTCATTCATTGCAGGTTACGCTAAGGTAAGCCGTCAGATGATTGATGATCTGCCATTCCTTCAAGCCTATTTGCAGCAATCTTTGATTGAAGATTTCCAAAAGGCTGAAGATACTTACTACCTCAATGCAATCGCTTCTTCTGCTACTGCAGGTTCTTCTTCTGGTGCTAACACCGCTGAGAAGTTTATTGACTATGTAGCTCAGTTGGGTGCTTTGAACTGGACTCCAAATCTCGCTTTGACCACTCACGCAGGTTGGGCAGGTTTGTTGAAAACCAAGCCATCTGATTACTCTATACCTGGTGGTATGGTAATTGATCAGAATGGTAATGTTCGTATTGTTGGCGTTCCTGTTATCCCTCATAGTTTGGTTACTGCTTCCAAGATTTATGTAATGGATACGTCTAAGTTCGCTATTGCTCAACAGAGTGGCCTTGCAGTTCGCTCTACTGAGTTTGACCAAGACGACTTTATCAAAAACCTTATTACTTTCCGTTGCGAGGCTCGTTGCGAACTTCTTCAGTTCCAACCAACTGCCGCTGTTTACGGTGCTATCTAATCGGGTTTAATTGTTCATAGATTACGGGGGCGGCTAAGTAGTCGCTCCCTATTTTAGTTTGTAATATGACTGCCGTTATTATTGGGGCAATGGATGGGGTATCTTTTGATAATGTTTTTAATACATTGAATGATTATCAAAAGGTTTTATTTGTTGAACCAATACCTTATTACTATGATTTATTGGAATTAAATACAAAAAGATTAATTCCAGAAGTTTATTTAGAAAATTCTCCAATTAGTGATGTTGTTGAAGATATTGAATTAGCATATTTAAGTATAGAATCCTTTGATAAATATGAGCAGTTTTATAAGGGTTGTAGTAGTGTAATTGAAAATAATGAGCCAATAAATAGATATTTAAAAGGAATAGATAAAGAAGATATATCTATTTATAAATGTAAAACTATAACTTTTGAAATGTTATGTAACAAATGGGGCATAACTAAAATTGATTATTTACAGATAGATTGTGAGGGTTATGATGAGAGAATAGTAAATAGTATTGATTTAAATAAATATAATATAAATAAGCTTAAATTTGAGGTACATTACTTAGATTCTGACTTTATTAATACTTTTTCTAATAAATGGCCTCAATATACTTATGAATTTATTGAAGGTGATATAATTTACTGCAGATCATGAATATTTTACTTTCTATTCACTTATATCCTCCCAAACATCTTTGCGGTGCAGAAACCATGATACATGGTATTGCAAAGCATTTAATAGGTAAAGGGCATCATGTAAGAGTATTGTTGCATCAGGCTAATCACTATAGAATTACTAATAACTATAATTTTCAAGGTGTTGATGTTTTCCCACCAAATCAAAATGTTATTGATGGGTTAATGAGGTGGTGTGATGCGGTTTTTACGCATTTAGACTATACGAGATGGACTATCCATGCGGCTAAAATGTATAGGAAACCGGTTTTTCACCTTATCCACAATAGCCATCCATACCCAGAGATTATTGATGCAGAAAAGCCTCAATATATCATTTATAATTCTTTTTGGCTAAAAGATCTACTTAATTATAAATATAGTAACTTTATACTGCCTCCTCCCGTTGACTATCGCTTTTTTGACTTACAAAACGATCCGAGCAAGAGTGACTATATTACTTTAATTAATCTTAATAAAAACAAGGGTGGAGAGATATTTGAGCAGATTGCGAGAGCAATGCCAAATAAGAAGTTCTTAGCGGTTATGGGTTCTTATGATGAGCAGATAGTTCCTAAGTTACCGAATGTGCGAGTGGTTGAGAAGAGTGTAAATATAAAAGACTACTATAAATTAACAAGGATACTATTGATGCCGAGTGATTATGAGAGTTGGGGTATGACTGCAACTGAGGCTATGAGTTCTGGGATTCCTGTGATTTGTACAGAGACTCCAGGGTTATTGGAAAACTGCGGAAAGGCTGCTATTTATGTTAAAAAGCGAGATGATATTAAAGCTTGGGTTAAAGCGATTAGCGACTTGGATGATGAAAAGAAATATAGAGAACATTCAAGAAAAGCAAAAGAAAGAGCAAGAGAGCATGACCCAAGAAAAAAACTTGATGAACTTGAGCCATGGATTAGAGAAAAGGTTAATGAATATAGATAAAGATGATATATATAAATAGTGTAAGCATATTGTCTGATGCGGTAGTAGAGCCAGTAAGTAGAACTGATGTAAAAAATTGGTTGAGGATAGACTATACCTCAGATGATAGCTTGATAGATAGCCTCATAAATGCGGCAAGGGTTCATATTGAGAAATTAACTGGGAGAAGTTTAGTGAATAAGAAAATCAGAGCAAATATTGAATTAAGTGGATATGTGCCTAATGTTTGGATGATAGATTTGCCTTATTCTCCGTTGATTTGTGTTGATGAAGTAAAGATTAAGGAGGGAATTAATGATTATGAAACTTTAACTGTTAATGATGATTATGAGGTAATAGGAAGTAAACTTTGGTTATATCAAAGAGGTATTTTTAATGTTACATACCAAGCAGGTTACGGAATTATTCCACAAGATTTAAAAAATGACATTTTAACTCTTGTAAGTTGGATGTACGAGAATAGAGGTAAAAAAATGAACGCAGACCCAAAACAAGCGCTGCAGCAATACCCAATGTGGGAAGGTTTGAATTATCACCAATATAAACAAGTAGTTATATAATGGCTAAAGGATTTACATTAAATTTTGTAGGTCTGAAGGAGACAATAGCTAAACTTGAGGATAAGGGTGATGATATTAAAACTATTATTGATGCTGAAATGGCTGCAAGTGTTACAAGTATGGAAACAGAAGCAAAACAAAGAGCGCCTGTTAGATTAATAAATGGTGGTTTTTTAAGAGCTTCAATATCTGGTAATAAATTAGCCCCTTTTTTATATGAATTAGTAGCTCAAAAAGATTATGCAGCTTATGTAGAATTTGGTACTGGTAAATATGCATCAAGTTATGTACCAAGTATAGATGAAGAATGGCAAATATTGGCAAAACAATTTTATATAAATGGTCAAGGGAGAACTCCAAATCAACCATATTTATATCCAAGTTATAAAAGACAATTACCATTATTGCTTAATAGAATTGAAAAAGTTGTAGAACAAGATGAAAGATTGTAGCAATAATGTTCGTACTATATATGTTAATGCCTTAAATGGCAATTTGACTTATAATGGCAAAGATGTACCAGTTTATGGGCAAACACCTTTTAGGACTACACCTCAAAACTATGTTGTTATATCATCAATTACTGAAACTGCGGTTAATACTAATCATAATTTTGGGAATGAGGTGGATGTGGTTATTGATATATTTAGTGAGCAATATCGTGTTTATGATAATGGTGTGGTGGATAATATTGCAGGGCAAATATTGAACATATTAATACCAGACCCAGGTATAAATGGATTTAGTG